ATTGTTCCGTATAATGATACAACATCTAATAATGCAAATAAAGTAATTGGCTATGATACTGATGGTACTGCGTTAACTCTTTTGAAAAGAGGTATTGATACTGTTACAGTAAACACATCAACTGTTTCAGCGGGTGGTTCTGCAACGGGATCTGCTACATTATCTGGAGATGATTTAACATTTGCACTTGGCATACCTACTGGAGCTACGGGTGCAACAGGTGCTTTAGGTGCTAATTCTCAGTTGTCGATGACATTTAATAATTCAACGACTGACGCTGATCCAGGAGCGGGTAAGATTGCATTTAATAATGGAACGCTTTCAAGTGTATCAGTTTTATTTATAGATGATGCAGATGATGCAGGTGCAGATATTTCAACTTTTGTGCAATCATTTGATGATGTAAGTAATGCAGTAGCTAGAGGTATTATTACTATAACTAAAGAATCAACACCATCAACGTATGCTACATACAAAGTAACTGGAGCTATAACCGATGCCTCGGGATATACTAAAGTCGCAGTAACGCATCTTACAAGTTCTGGGTCATTTTCTAATTCAGATGGAGTGAGTGTACATTTTTCCTATTCAGGTGCGGATGGTTCTGGAAGTATGAATAGTTTTACTCTTGCGGGAAGCTCTGGATCAAATCAAACGATATCGGATGGTAACACACTTACAATAGCTGCTGGTGAAGGAATAACAACCACGGGTGGAGCAACCGATACTGTTACCATAGCTGGAGAAGATGCTACCTCTAGTAATAAAGGTATTGCAAGTTTTAACTCTAGTCATTTTGATGTCAGTAGTGGTGCTGTAACTATTAAAGATAATGCAATTACTTTAGCAAAAATGGCTTCTGGAACAGATGGTAATATTATTTCATTTGATACCTCTGGAAACCCTGTTGCAGTTGCTACAGGCAGTTCTGGTCAAGTATTAACAAGTGCAGGCGCAGGTGCAGTACCTAGTTTTCAAACTCCTGCTGGTGGTGGAAAAATATTACAAGTCGTTACTGGTTTTAGTTCAGCGAAGCAGACAACTACTTCAAGTACAGATGTTGCTATAAGTGGATTGTCGGCATCATTAACACCAGCATCAACAAGCAGTAAAATTCTTATTATGGCTGATATTGGGTCTGCATCAACAAGTTTAGAAAATCGTCAACAATTCTTTTCGTTTTATAGAGATATTGGTGGTGGTGGATATAGTGCTATTGGGATAGGTACAGATAGTGGAGACAGCAACAATCAACAGTTTGGCTTTGGATTTAGTTTTGGAACTATTACAAGTCCACAAGATAATTATCACCCAGTATCTGGGCATTTTTTAGACTCTCCAAATACAACATCTGCTGTAACATATAAAGTATATCATAGAGTATATCAACATCCAGATTTATCGGGTTCGCCAGTAGGGTCAGTTAATGGCAGAGCATCAAGTTCTGGATTTAGTGCTTCTTCTAGTATTACAATAATGGAGATAGGAGCATGAGACACGAAGCAATTAGAGCGTTATACGATACTGTTGTTACTATTATTGGTGAAGATGCATTAGATAAAGATGGAAATAAAGTTACTTTAGACGAGTCAGCAATTACTGCAAAGATTGCAGAATTACAAACTGCTTATAACAACTTAGAATATCAAAGAAAAAGAGCATTTGAATACCCATCTATCGTAGACCAACTAGATGACATTTATCACAACGGAATAGATGGTTGGAAAGCTACTATAAAAACAGTTAAAGATAAATATCCTAAGAGTTAAAGGAAAGGAGGAGCTATGCCAGGACATTATGGAAAAAAAAAGAAAATGATGGATAAGAAAAAGAAAAAAAAATAATGCGACACAAAAGAACATTGATGCGAAAGTTTGATCCTGTGCCTAAAACTAAGGGCGGTGTACCAAAGAAGTATGTATCGGGAGCTAAGAACCCAAAGGCAAGGGAAGCAGAAATAAAAAGAACTGCCAAACTTTATAGGCAAGGTAAACTGACACCAGCAATGATGGATAAAATATCGAAACAAAGGAGTAAAGGATAATGCCATTTAGTAAATACAGTCCAAAACAAAAGAAGTTAGCGAGGGTTGCAAAACCTAGAAACAAAATAACGGGAGCAGATTTTAGAAAGCTACAAAAGAAAAATAAATGAGTAAATATTCTAGCATACCAGGAGCTTCAAGGTTTGGTAAATCAACACTTGACAAGGTATATAGACGCGGACTTGGAGCTTATTATAGTAGCGGGAGCAGACCAAAAACTTCAGCTCATGCCTGGGCAATGGGGCGGGTAAAATCTTTTGTATCTGGCAAAGGTGGAGCTAGAAAAGCGGACAAAGATTTGTTAAGAAAAAAATAGTATAAACGATAGAAGATAGGATTATGGTAACTAAAGCAGATAAGAATGAAATGAGAATATCTAAGCATGAAGAGGTATGTTTGGAACGCTACAATAATATTCATGAAAATATTTCAGATCTTAAATCTAGAATCAAAAGATTAGAAACAGTTATCATGGGTAACACCATTGCAGTTATTGTTGCTTTAATATCTATCTTTATAAAGGGATGAAATGCTTGATCCGTTCACAGCATTTGCAGCAGTTAAGAGTGGTATTAATTTAATTGAACAAGGAATAAAATCTGGAAAACAACTTCATGATATGGCAAGTGCAGTAAGTAAATGGGCAAACGCTGAATCATCATTAGATATTCATGCAAGTAATAGAGGTAAGGGAGGAATGTTATCAAAGCTCGGTTTGTCCTCCATCGAAGAGGATGCTCTTGCTGCTCATTTAAGAAAAAGAGAACTAAATCAAAAAAGAAAAGAACTTAGAGAATTGTTTTTATTGTATTGCGACAATGGTTTGGCGGAATGGGAAGCTCTTCAAGCTGAGATAGCAAGGTTGCGGGCGAAAAAAAAAGAACAGTTGCGAATACAAATAAAAGAAAAAAAACAGATACGACAAGCTATTGCAATAGGTGTTCTTGTAATAATGATTGTAGTTTTAGGATTAATGTATGGTAGATTGTTTAAATGGTTTTAACTAAGGAGGTAAAATGTTACAAGCACTTATAGGTCCTGTTGCTGGATTGCTAGATAAATTCATCGAGGACAAAGATCAAAAGAATAAGTTGGCTCATGAAATTGCAACGATGGCTGACAAACATTCACATGAACTTGCTAAAGCTCAAATTGAAGTTAATAAAACAGAAGCTCAATCTCGAAGCTGGTGGATAGCTGGATGGCGACCCGCTACTGGCTGGATCTGTGCCTTGGCAATGGGATATCATTTTATTATCCAACCTTTTTTAATATTTTTTTTGGCATTGTTTGGTATGAAAATGGATCTACCAAGTTTTGATATGGATACTTTAATGACAGTCTTGTTAGGGATGCTTGGATTAGGAACGCTCAGGACTGTGGAAAAATCAAAAAAACTCACTAAATAGGAGGACGTATGTTTAGTTTTTTAAAAAGACTTTTTGTCAAACCCAAACCAGAAATAAAGATAACTCATTTACAAACTATGACTAAATCAGAACTTGAGCATTTTGGAAGAAAGCATGGTATAGAGCTGGATAGAAGATTTGCAAAAAGAGATTTAGTACATACTTTATATAATCATTTAAGGAAAAAATAATGTACGATATTTTAAAAGAAAGAATTAAAACCCATGAAGGGTTTAGGGATTTTTGTTATTTAGATTCGTTAGGAAAAAAAACAGTAGGCTGGGGACACTTATGTAGAGATGATGAAGAATGGGATATAAAAAAAACATACGAGATAGATTTTCTTGAAGAGGTTTTTGAGAAGGATTTTAAAAATGCTCTTGGTGGTGCAGAGAGTTTGATTGGTAATGTTAAGATACACCCTCAAGCAAAAGAGATCATTATTGAGATGGTGTTTCAACTAGGCAAAACAGGCGTGAGTAAATTTAAAAAAATGTTAAAAGCTCTCAAGAAAAAAGATTACAAAGAAGCTGCTAACCAAATGCTTGATTCTAAATGGCATACGCAAACCCCTGAAAGAGCTGAAGGATTAGCATCGTTAATGAGAACTTTGCATGGTTAGTCCAACAGTCTAATAGATCTTCCCTTTCCTTTTACTCGTTCAATTTTTTTTAGTTGCTCTAATCTTTTCAAAGAATCCTGTACTGCTGATAAAGTTTTGTGATTCAGATATTCTTTGATCTCAACTTGCGAGGGTGCGAATCTCTCCCTGTCAATATAGTCTTTAATGAAGAGAAAAACTTTTTGGCTTAGTGGTGTTAGCTTAGTCATGTTCAAACCTGTCTACTTTCTTTTGTATATCTTGATAGATCTCAGGTTCGGCTTTAGACAATTCATCTAAAACTTTTTTATTAACAGTATATGCCTTTTTAATTTTTTTAAGTTTATCTATTTTAGTTGTATCAGGATCAGTCATAATCTGTAATATAAGATAATTAAAAGTTTCACCTAATGATTCTAAGGTATTATGTGCCTTTTCTTGATTACCAGGAAGCATTAGCTTGTAGGTGGCTTTATTAGACTCGTCTATTCGTTTTAATACATCTTGAGTAGTAGGAGTCATCTTGCCTTGCTTATGCTTACTAACAGCTCTCTGTGGGAGATCTTCTACCTCGGTTTCATCTAAAAATCCACCGAGTCCACAAATTGACAGAGTTACTCTTCTTTTTGCTTTCGTGACTGCTTTGAGCATGGCATTACCCAGAGGATCTCCTCGAAGTCCTTGCACATTTGCAAATCCCATGTCAGAATCTTTTCTTCCTTTTGCATCTTCTGCTTCAACAACAATAGTTAATAAACCATTATCTATTTTTCTGTCTTTAACTGCGATACTTATTTTATGAAGTGATCGTAATTGATCCGTACAATTTTTAGTTGCATATAAAGTTTGTTTATTATTAAGAACAATGTAATCAAAAGGTTTAGTTAAGGGATTGATACCTATACTTTCACACACTTTTTTATAATAGATTAATTTATCTTGATCCGACAAGGTTCTAAGATCTTGTTTTAATATTACTTGTTGTAATTGATTTGCTAACTCATTCATTACTTATCTCCTTTACTGTTAGTTTTTCATATTTACTTTCTGGTTTTGCTGGTACAATTTTTT